CTCAATAAGTACTACATTACTCGCGCAGAGAGTGATTCTTCTCTAGCCTATTCGTATAGTGAAGTTCCATACATAATTGAGTTTACCTTGAGTATCATGAACCGATCTATCGAAGATGGGTATCAAATACTTGAACAAATCCTACCGTACTTCACCCCCGACTTCACGGTCACTTTGAACTTTACTGAACTTGATAAGAAAGTTGATGTGCCAATTGTCCTTTCGTCAGTAACCTCACTAGAGGATTACGAAGGGGATATGCAGACTCGCCGTACTATCACTCACTCTCTGACTTTCCAAGCCAAGTCTTATATCTTTGGACCAGTTATCAATTCTGGTCTGATTCGTGAAATTAGACTTACATTCCAAGAACTGACTGATGACTAATGCCTACTGAGGAAAATAACCTAAATTCGTTCCTTTCAAACTACCGTGTTATTACAACGGCTACGGAATCCACGGACTTAGAAACAGCGAATATTCTCAAGCATATCATCATTACAGTAGAGCAAAAGGAAGTAACGCCCACCATATACTTTAGTCGCGGCATCATTCCCTATCTCGCACCAACGGAAGACCTTAATCTGTATACGGACACCCTTGGAGTAGCCCCCCAACTTGGTATCTCGTTTGAGTATGCAAACTTCTTTGCAGGTGTAACATTTCTGCAAAATCTTAATCTGCACATGGCATATGATGGGGATCAATTAGACGATGCTGCCCATTGCACGGTTGGCTATGCTGTCGGTGGTGTGAACATGTATGGAGCCTTCAAACCTCTGTACGACAACTACCGATTGTTGCAACAATATCCCTACTTTTACACTTTGACTGCGGGAAATGAACCTTATGCCACATCAACATTTAGTGGGGTAACTGAAAAGGGATCGTCAGCAGGAACCTACACCCTAGTGAACTTTGGTGGGACAATTGCTCCATTTCAGTTGATGTTTCACCCCAATACTGTCGGGGTCACTCATTCAGCAGGGTTGCCGATAGGAACAGGAGGAAATCCGCTCTATTTTGGGTTGTCTGCTAATTCATCGCTCAACACATCAATCAAGTCTTTGTATTTCAATCCTGATATGCATTTCTCCTTGAGGAGAAATCTTAGTATATTGAAGGATCGTGGAATAACTTTCGATGCTTTGCTTGCATCATTTGAGCCTCACTATCAATTTGTAAAGTACTCAGACAATGATTTCACGGACACCCTTGCGAATATCATTTCCCTCTACAACGGCAACACAGCCAATCCCGCATGGACGGTAGAGTTGTTGCGAAGCGCAGGAACAACTTCGGGTGTGGTAAATCTCCAAGGTTTCAATACTGCTAACGACTTCAACAACCGATTCTTTGAGGAAATCAAAAAATATCCAAGAAAATATAAGACTACTGCCGAAGAGTTTAACATAGGGCATTATGGGATTCCTTACTCGACAAGTATGTTTGGTTGGTCGAGTCAAATACCAAATCCAGGTATCGCTGTTGACGGAACAGGACCATACGCTTCTGTTGGCTCACAGTACTACCTTACGCGCCTTGCAGGGCTTACTCTCTATCCACCCCCTCAGACATACAACTATGGCGGGAACACCTCCTTTGGGGGTTCAGGTGGCACTAGCAGATGGAATTCTTACAACAGAGCAAAGGCACTAGATTCCTCTTACTTCCCTGAGTATTTCAAGATGGGTGGGACTGCCGCCGCCTTCTTGACAGGGTTCACAGCATCTAATTTAGTCCCCGCAAACATACTCAAGTTGTTTGATGACACAAGTGGTCGAATTGGGCCTCTAGGGACGAGAATGAACTTTCTTGATTCATATTACTATGATTTGTATCAAGAGACATTACAGTATGGTGGGTATCGGTATGTGAATTTCTACCCTATGGAGTTTACTACTAGATCCAACCCACTTATTCCTATGCAAGTGAAGGGATCTTTGTCTCGCAACTATCATTCTAGACGAGATTGTACAATACATCAAGATCTTGGTGGAAACACAGCAGAGCGATTATTCAATCTAAAGAAGAGCATAAGCGATAGCATACATTCTGCCCTAAAGATGTGGAAACTTTCACTCGATGAGGTGGGTAAGTTCGATTATCGAATCATGCCGACTATAAGTGGGCGAAGTGAAGATCTAGACCTTACAAGAGGTGGCTCTGTTCCATACTCAGCGGAAGATTTTGTAGAGTACTTAGTGACCCCTTTGTTTGATGGTGATGTCCCTGCTAATGGGTTCATATTGAAGGATGATGTAAACGAGTACCTTCTTAACGGGTTTTATTACGGAAACCTTGTTAGGGGGGCAAACGAGTACACCAATGTGATCACGAATAGTGGTGCTTCAGGAACAGATAAAACAACCGCATTTGTTCGTGGAATGGAAACTTATTTCTTTGACTTACAATCAACACAACACAATATGGTGGGAAGCATGTTGTCTGATTTTGGGCTTACTCTTACTGATCCACACACATCAGAATACTTGAACACGACAAACTCAGGACGATTTAGCGATTATCGAGTATTTGAAACCAATACAGGAATAACTGGCGGAAACACTAAGATTCCTTATGGGTTCAACGGCTCTTTCAAATGGTATGGAGTTCCGTTGAACTCTAGTTGCATCATTACAAGAAACTTGTCTTTGAGGAGTCGTTGGCTATCTACGACCAACGACAACATAAATACTGCGTATGAGATTCTCAGAGATGCTTACTTCGAACTAACGAAAGAACAAATTAGTGCGACCAAGGCTTACTTTGTCTCCAACGACATTACAACTTTGGTGGAGTATAGAGCGACAGATAAAAGTGTAGGAAGGTGATTATTATGAGTAAAATGGATGAAAATATTTCGGAGATTCTCAATATGAATCCCGAACCCGCCGCCATCATTGTCAGAAAAGATGATTCTCACCTTCCAAAGGGTGTGGTTGTTGGCATGGATGAAGTTGACAAGGATTTTCAAACGGCGCGAAAGAACATCAAGGAACTCATTTCCCTTGGATTCAACGCCATAGATGGCATAATGAAGGTGGCATCCGAAGGTGACTCCCCTAGAGCCTATGAAGTGGTATCTCAAATGATCAAGACTGTGGCTGAAGCAAACAGAGATTTGGTAGAACTACATCAACGAATGAAGACAATCAAGCAAGAGAAGTATGAGCCTACCACAGTAACAAACACCTCAAATTCTTTGTTTCTTGGTTCGACAAAAGACTTACTTGAATTGATGAATCCTAAGCGCAGTTTCACTAAATCGGTGGCAGAATCTTCTGTTATCTTGGACGAAACAAAAGGATTGATAGATCATGATACCGAAAAAACCAAACAAACCTAACAAACCTGTAGAAACCAAGAACTATCTTGGCAATTCAAATCTTAAAGCATCAGATGTTCCGATTCAGTTCACGAAGCATCAGTTGGAAGAGTATGCTCGTTGTCAACGAGATCCTGTATACTTCATTCGAAATTATGTAAAGATTATCAGTCTAGACAAGGGTCTTGTTCCGTTTGACCTCTACGACTTTCAAGAAGAGATTGTCCAAAGCATTCACAACAATAGATTTGTTATCGCAAAATTGCCTCGCCAGACGGGCAAGTGTTTCGATATATATACTAAGGTGAATGTTCGTAATAAGAAAACTGGCGAAGTCCGTGAAATGACCGTAGGAGAACTATATGATAACATCAAAACCAACCAAGACCAAAAACTGCCTCCATTGTGAGAAAGAGTTTGAATACAAGAAGAAGTCTGCAAAGTTTTGTTGTCTTAGATGCCAACAAATGAACAAAAGAGCAAATACTATCGTCGATGAGACGGGGATGGTTGCCTGTGGCTCTTGTGGCATGAAAGCCCATGATTTGGTTGGTCATATCACAAAGATCCACAAAATGTCTGTGGGCGATTACAAAGCCCTCTACAACACCCCCACACGAAGCGACAAATATATGCAAGAGCAGTCTGATCGTATCAAAGGGGATAAGAACCCAGGATGGCAACATGGTGGGAAATTCTCCTCTCTGTCTGACAACTTCATTCATGCGAACACGACCGACAAGGCAGCAGTCATTGAAAAGATTTCCAAGTCAAACAAAGAAAATGGAAACAATGACTGCACTATGGCATATTGGAAAAATAAAGGATTTACTGAAGAGCAAGCAACAGAGAAATTGTCTGAACGACAGACCACATTCTCATTGGATATCTGTATTGAAAAGTATGGACAAGAAGAAGGAACCAAACGATGGTCTGAACGACAAGAGAAGTGGTTGAAAAATTACAAGAAAACCAACTTCTCCAAGGTTTCTCAATTATTGTTTTGGGAAATATACAACCAAATGTTGACAAAAACTGATGTATACTTCGCCTCCCTTTTTGGTGGTATTTGTGATGATTCAGGAAAAAATCATGAATATGTCTTAAAGACAAAAGAGATGTCCGTGAAACCCGATTTTTATCACGAACCAACAAAATCCATCATCGAGTTTGATGGAGACTATTGGCATGGAAAACATAGAGGAGACGATACAAGAGAGAAGGAAAGAGACGCAGCACTTCTCAAAGAAGGCTTCCGAGTCCTCCATATCAAAGAACGAGACTACAGAGCAAATCCAAACCAAGTGACAATACAATGTTTGGAGTTTCTAAATGGCTGAATTTACAAAAGAATTTACAACAGATGAGTGGGAAGTTGAAACACCAACAGGATGGCAGTCATTCTCAGGTATAGGTGAAACTATTCCATACAAGGTTTGGGTGCTAAAAACCATCAACTTATCCCTGAGATGTGCAGATAAGCACATAGTGTATAGATTAGACGCTCATACAAATACAATAGAAGAAACTTTTGTTGATGAATTGCATATTGGTGATATTATCCAGACCAAACATGGCTATGAGATTGTCACATCCGTAGAAGAAACAGATGAAATTGTTCCCATGTACGATCTCACTGATGTTGATGGAGGGAATGTCTACTATACCAATGACATTCTTTCTCACAATTCGACAACAATCACCGCATATCTTCTTCATTATATTTTGTTCAATCAGAGTGTGAATGTTGCCATTCTCGCTAACAAGATGGCTACCGCGCGAGAACTTCTCGGTCGTTTGAAACTTGCCTATGAATATCTTCCGAAGTGGTTGCAGCAGGGCATCGTAGAATGGAACAAAGGGTCAATCCAATTAGAGAACGGATCAAGAGTCCTTGCTTCCGCGACTTCTTCTTCGGCAATTCGTGGTGGAAGTTTTTCCGCAATTTTGCTTGACGAATTTGCTTATGTTCCTCAAGAAATTGCAGAAGAGTTTTTCTCGTCGGTATACCCAACTATCTCTTCGGGTACTGAAACAAAACTTATGATTGTGTCCACACCACACGGTATGAATTTGTTCTACAAGTTGTGGACAGATGCGATCAATCGACGAAATTCTTATATTCCATTTGAGGTACATTGGTCTGATGTTCCAGGCAGAGACGAAAAGTGGCGACTTGAAACAATTGCAAATACGAGCGAAGAGCAATTCAACACAGAGCATGGATGTGAATTTCTTGGCTCTATCCAAACCTTAATATCACCCGCCAAACTAAAGACTCTTGCATACATAGACCCCATCGTAAAGAACGGGGATGGTTTTAAGGTATACGAAAAACCCGAACCCAAACATGTATATGTCATGTGTGTGGATACCTCTAGAGGAACAGGAAATGATTATTCCGCATTCACAATAATTGACATAACCCATTCGCCCTACAAATTGGTGGCTATTTTTAAGAATAACATAATTTCCCCGATGGTGTTCCCTACAGCGATTGATGTTGCCGCCAAACAATACAACAACGCTCATGTGTTGATTGAGTTGAATGATATGGGTGAGGCTATCGCAAACTCTATGCATTCTGAGTTAGAGTATGGAAATATAATCAGCGTGAGTCACAAAGGGAGAAAGGGGCAAGTCGTAGATGGGGGGTTTGGTTCGGGTGGCAGTCAGTTGGGTGTGAGAACGAGTGAGCCTGTAAAGCGAATGGGGTGTTCTACTCTAAAGTCAATGATTGAGTCAAATAGATTGATTATTCAAGATTATGACACTATCAGAGAACTTTTCTCCTTTGTGGTAAGAAAAAACTCCTTTGAAGCAGAACCAGGTCACAACGACGATTTGGTGATGACATTGGTACTCTTTTCGTGGTTGTGTACTCAGCCATATTTCAAGGATATGACGAACATGAACATCAAGCATGAGATGTTCTCAGAGACAATCAAACAACTCGAAGATGATATGACCCCATTTGGATTTCTAGATGATGGTGATGATACTCCAGTTCCTGAGCGGGAGGCTGACGGATCGTTGTGGTACAAGGATGCCAAGGAAAAGTATGAGGAATGGCAATCTACCCGAAATCAATGGTCGTAATCTAAATCTCCAAAATCCTACATATCGTAGATTCATCGGGAGAACAAAATGAGCAGAATACCAATCCAACTAAGCCCAGGGGTGAACTTTTCAGAAATTGACCTCTCGACGGTTGTTCCTAATGTTGCAACAGCAACAGGAGCGATTGCGGGGGTTTTCCAATGGGGGCCAGCAGAAAAGATCGTCACCGTCACCTCGGAAGACCAACTCGTTGGTATTTTCGGTAAGCCTTTGCGCGAAGAAGACGGTATCGACTTCCATTGTGCAGCAAACTTCCTCCAATATAGCCGCGACCTCCGTGTAGTCCGTGTTGTTGGCAGCGACGAAAGCAACGCTAACACCGATGGAATCACCAACGCTCAATACCTAAACGAAGATGTCCTTGGTGCAGAATCGGCTCTTCCTGCGGCATTTTACGCGAAATATCCTGGTATTATGGGTAATTCACTCAAAGTCGTATTGATTGACGGTAATGGTGAAGCAGACCTAACTACAGGCACTACTGCTGCTGTCGCCACAAACACCATAAAGTTTACATCAATTCTTGGAGGCACAGCCGAAGAGAATGATAAGTTGATTTTCCAAACCGCAAATTTCTCGCAGACATTCTTGATTGAGTCTGCTACGGGCTTCACCGCCACGGTAAAGAACTTTGTCGCAAGCACAATTGCAAGCGGATCAACTGTCAAGTTCCGTAGTAAGTATTCAGATCTCTTCCAACTCGATGCCACGACAAGCACACAGGCTTTGAATCGTGGTGGATCTAACGACGAATTGAATGTCGTTGTCATTGACGAAGATGGCGATTTTACGGGTACGGATGGTGCAATCCTTGAAGTATTCCAAAATGTCTCCAAGGCATACGATGCTCGGGACAACGATGGTGCGCCAAACTATGTCTCTAGCGTGATAAACAATAACTCAAACTTTATTTGGGCTGCTGATCTAGAGCCACTTTGGGGAGGATCTGTCCCTCAAGCACTCACCACAGCCTTTGGAGATATCACCACAGGGTTTACTGCTGCCAATGTGTCTAAGTTCAGTCTAAGTGGTGCAACTGCCGCCGTGAGTAGCACAGCACGACTTTACATTGGTGGTTATAGCAAGTTCATTGACCGTGACAGCGTTGACATTTCTCTGCTCATCTCAGGTAGAGCAGATACAACCAATGTTAAGTTGCTTTCGGATCTTGTCAATGACCGTAAGGATTGCGTCTTGTTTGTGTCACCAAAACTCACTGATGTCCTCAATAAGACGCAATCACAAGCGACAAGTCTAATTCTTACGACTCGCAACAGCACTTATAACATTAACTCGTCATATTGTGTGATGGATAGTGGTTGGAAGTACATCTACGACAAGTACAATGATATGTTCCGCTACATTCCACTCAATCCTGATATTGCGGGGCTTTGTGCGAGAACCGAATTCAACACACAGAGTTGGTTCTCCCCTGCGGGTCTGAACCGTGGATTTATCAAGAATGTCATCAAGTTGGCATTCAATCCTGATCAAGGAGCAAGAGATATTCTTTATGTTGCAGGAATCAACCCTGTGGCTACCTTTAGTGGTGAAGGAACCCTACTCTACGGCGACAAGACCATGTTGAAGAAGCCAAGTGCCTTCGACAGAATCAATGTGCGTAGACTTTTCATCACCCTTGAAAAGGCTATTGCTACAGCATCTAAATACTCATTGTTCGAACTCAATGATGAATTTACTCGTTCACAGTTTAGAAATCTTGTTAATCCATATCTCCGTAATGTACAGGCTCAACGAGGTATCACCGATTTCCGTGTGGTGTGTGATGAAACCAACAATACTGCTCAAGTTATTGACAACAATCAGTTTGTGGCGGACATCTACATCAAACCAAATCGTAGCATCAACTTCATTCAATTGAACTTTATCGCGACTCGAACCGATAGCGCATTCACAGAGATCATCTAAGGAGAGATAATGGCTAATCCGATTCCAACTCAACTCAGTCCAGGCGTTAAGGTTTCAGAAGTAGACCTATCGCAATTTGTTCAACTCGAATCGTTAAATACTGCGGGTATGGTTGGTATTTTCAATTGGGGGCCAGGCTCGATTGCGACCTCTGTGAACTCAGAGAGTAATCTTGCCGCCATATTCGGTAAGCCAACACTCGATCCATCAGATTCCACAACAGAGTCAGACTTCTTTGCTGCCTCAAACTTCCTTCGATATTCAAACCACTTGAAGGTTATTCGTGTCATTCAAGCGGGTGATTCCAATGCCGCATCTGAAGATATTGGAGTTACAGGCATAAACAATTGTGACAATCGAATCATCAGTAACCACGAAGAATTTGTTCAACTTGGTGGATTCTCTGCATCAGCAGGTATTGAGTCATTGGCTCACTTTAGAGCGCGATACCCAGGAAACTTTGGTGACACCTTCAAGGTAGTTGTGTTTGACGGGGCTACAGGCGAAACCATCTTCACAGACACTGCGGGTCTTCAAGATTTCAATTTGTTTGGTGGTTATAACAATATCATAGGAATTTCTGGTGGAACATGCGGTTTCTCACTTACCGCAACTAGATCAAATACCATACTTTTTGATGACGGTTTGGGAAATGAGTTTGAACTAGAAGTGCCTGTAAGTATGGGTGCTACTTCAGGGATCATTAATTGGTACACAGTAACGGTTACCCCACCAAGTAATATGACACCAACAGAGTTTATTAACTCCTTCGGTAGCGAAGATAAGTTCAACCTTCTGTATGCAACAGGAACAACTACCGCAAATTATGCTCTGACAAATTCGGGAACTAACCCAAGCGGAAACAACTCGAATTGTTTTGCGGCTGATTTTAATTTTATTGGTGGAGGTGTTGGCTCTGAGGGAAGAAGTGTAAATCCTTTTTCAGAGTTTGCTGCCTCCCCAATCTCTCTCTTTGCTGCGGTATCGTCACTTAACGCAAGCGCGGTAGATATACTGTTCTTAGATGCCAACAATACTAACATGGGCGATTGGGTAATTGGACAGAGTACTGGCATTAGGCACACTTCAAACCCTAATGTAACTTCACTCATAAATAATATTTCACATTCCGCAACATCGGGTTCGGGTTTGCCAACGAACTTCAATCGGTCTATATTTAATCAAAGTCAAGCAGATACTCCATTCAATACTACTTCATTCTTCTTATACCGTAATGTTTGGGGATCAGGTATCGGCGCGGGGATATTTCCTAACAGCCCAAACAGTAGTACAAGCCCTCGCGGTTGGTTTAAGTTTATCGGTCTGACTGGAGGTCAACTGGTGAATCATTGGGTAGACGGAAACCTTACTCAGGTTGGAGTCACCTTTGATTTGGTTGGTGGACTTACGGGAATCAAGAGGGATTTTCAATTCGGGATGAAGCAACTCGGTAACTTTGGTTTGGGAACACAATCTGAAACCACAGAGTCTTATGACGGTTACCGTATCTTTGATAAGATGCCAGGAACTTCGGAGGCTGCTCTTGCTGTGGGTGGATCCAACGACGAGATCAGCATTGCAGTTCTCGACACTAACGGTAAGTTCGGGCCTAAGAACGGTCTTCTTGAAAGATTTGAACTTCTTTCGAAGGCTGTTGACGGAAAAAACCTTGATGGGCAATCCGTCTTCTATAAGGATTATGTCAACAACAACTCTCAATTTGTGTATCTTACCAAAGCATTTGCACTTGAGGCAGGAGATTATACATCAGATCTTACTACCGCCTTCGGTGATATCACATCCGAAACCAAGGGAGCGGACGGCATCACATTTACTCGCACAGGGTATTATGACCGACAGTTCGCTTTTGGTGAATCTAGCGCGTCCGCAGTAACTGTTGCGGAACAAGTAGCAGCATATTCGACATTCCTCGATGACGATAGTGCTGTAGATATCATCTTTATTCCTGAGTCTTCGGTAGCGGATGATACTGACGGTAGCATGGCTACTGTCGAGAAGTTGGTATACGACACGGTAATCGAACCTCGTAAGGATACCATCCTTGTCGTGTCTACACCTAAGCCAGCGTCTTCGACTCAACACACAGCGATGGCTACATCAAAGGCTATTTCGTATCGTAAGAATCAGTTGGGGCTTCCTTCAAACTCATACACAGTCCTTGTAGCGGGTCGTAAGATATTCTTCGACACCTTCAACAATCAACTAAGAAGAATTTCTTTGGCTTCTGATGTTGCGGGTATCATGTCAGGGCAAGAGATTCCTTGGGAGTCACCTGCGGGGTTTGCGCGTGGTTCGTTGCGAAATGTCATCAAGTTGGAGACCCTTTTCTCTAAGACAGACCGCGATGAACTCTACAAGAATCAAATTAACTTCTTCACTCAGTTCAATGATGGTTCGGGAACCGTTCTTTACGGAGACAAGACTCTTCTCACTAAGCCTAGTGCGTTTGACCGAATCAATGTTCGTCGCGTGTTTATCGCTGCGGAAAAGGCTATCGCTAAGGCTGCTAAATACTCATTGTTTGAGTTCAATGACGAGTTTACTCGTTCGCAATTCAGAAACCTCGTCAATCCATTCCTAGCGAATCTTCAATCCCAACGGGGAATTGCCGATTTCCGTGTGGTTTGTGATGCGACGAATAACCCAGGAAGCGTAGTTGACCTAAATCAGTTTGTAGCAGACATCTATATCAAACCATTGAAGTCTATCAACTTTATTCAGTTGAACTTTATTGCAACACGAAGTGATTTCAGTCTAACCACCATCGAATAAATAGAGTAACAGGGAGCATCTAGAATGAACATCAAGAATTTTGCCAACGCAATGCAGGGAGCAGGAGTAAAGCCTAGCCTCTTCGAAGTACAAGGAAGAATCGGCGGATCTGAAAGTCCTCTTACACCATTCCTTGTCAAGGCTGCGTCACTGCCAGGGACAGCAATAGGAACTATCGAAATTCCATACCGTGGTCGTAAGATCAAGGTTCCTGGTGATAGAGTCTTCTCGGATTGGTCAATCTCGTTGATCAATGACAACAAATTTCAATTGCGTAATCTCTTTGAGTTGTGGGTCGATTCGATTCAATCAATGGAGCGCAATGTTGCAACCAACGAGTTCATCAACTTCTCGACTCCTGTGTTTGCTGATTGGACTGTCAATCAGATGGATCGTACAGGAAAGCCCATCAAGGCTTATACCCTTGTTGGCTGCTTCCCAACTGACATCTCACCAATTGACCTCAGTTACGAAGCATCAGATCAGATTGAAGAATTCAGCGTAACACTTGCTTACTCGTACTTCACCTCTAACATCGGTACGCCTGGATCGAATCCAATCCCAGGGCTAAATAAGTTTACCCCAGGTGGTTAATTTTACATTGGAGAATTGAATGGCATTTGAACTTTTTGGTTATTCTCTGAGCAGATCAGGCAAGACTGCTCCGACCATTCAGAACGACGAGATCACGGCTAACGCCTCGTTCTCTCCTCCTGATTACGATGACGGCGCGATGCCTATCTCGTCGGGAGTCTACTATAGTTCGTATATGGACTTTGATGGTGGTATCAAAGCAACTAGCGACATGATTCGTAAGTACCGTGAGATGTCTCTCTACCCCGAAGTAGAAATGGCTATTGACGATATTTGCAATGAAGCCGTAGTCTTTGAAGATAACAACAGCCCTGTGGATATCGAAGTCGATGATAAAGACTTACCCCCGAAAATTAAACAAAGAATAACAGAAGAGTTCCAAGAGGTTCTTCGGCTGTTACACTTTCAAGATAGGGGATATGAAATCTTTAGAAAGTGGTACATAGATGGAAGAATCTATTACCACAAAATTATTGACAAAGACAATCCTCGTAAGGGACTCGTCGAGATTCGCCCAATCGAATCGACTCACATCCGTAAGGTGCGTAATGTCATCAAGAAGAAAGACCCGAAGACGGGTGCTGATGTTGTATCGCGTGTAGATGAGTTTTATGTCTACTCAGAACGAGAAGAGACTATTACTCCTAGTATGCCACAAGCCCCAACAACAACGATGAAAGGTGTGAAGATCACATCAGATTCTATTTGCCATATCAACAGTGGTTTGTTTGATGGGGGCAAGAAGCGGGTTCTATCGTACATTCACAAAGCACTCAAGCCGCTGAACCAATTGAAGATGGTGGAAGATGCGGTAGTCATCTATCGACTCTCCCGCGCACCTGAACGCAGAGTCTTTTATGTGGATGTCGGTAATCTACCAAAGCAGAAGGCAGAGCAATATCTCAAGGATGTCATGAACCGCCATCGTAATAAGATGGTCTATGATGCATCTTCGGGTGAACTCAAGGACGAGCGTAGACACATGTCGATGCTTGAGGATTTTTGGATGCCTCGTCGTGAAGGTGGCAAGGGTACTGAAATCACCACACTACCTGGCGGTCAAAACCTTGGTCAAATGGACGATGTCCTGTACTTTCAAAAGAAGTTGTATAAGGCTCTCAATGTTCCAACCTCTCGTTTGGATTCCGATCAAAATGGATTCAACATGGGCAGACAGGCTGAGATCACCCGCGACGAATTGAAGTTCTTTAGATTTATTGAAAGACTTCGTAAGCGTTTCTCTGAGTTGTTTATGGAAATCCTCAAGACTCAATTGCTCTTGAAGGGTGTCATAACCAAGGACGATTGGGAGTTTGTAAAGAAGAACATTCGTTTTGAATTCCGTAAAGATTCATACTTTACTGAAGCCAAGGAAAACGAGATCCTTAATAGCCGCATCACTCTTCTCGCCACAGCAGACCCTTATCTCGGAAAGTACTTCTCTAAGTCGTACCTTCAGAAGAAGGTTCTTAGAATGTTTGATGAAGAAATTGAAGAAATTGCTGTGGATATAGGCAACGAGGCTGCTGTCGATCCGAACTCGATCATCCCAACTCAGATATCTAACCAAGTAGATACACAGAGAATGATTGGTGATGTTCAAAACAAACAACAACTAGATATGCAAGCACAATCAATACAAATGAATTACGCGATGGGTCAATTACCGTCACAACAACCGCAGCCCAAAGCAAAACGATAAATAAACATGGAGAATTATATGCCTACACCACACGACCTATTGCAAGCCATCGTAGATGAAGATTTTGTTGCCGCCAAGGAAATCACCAATAGTTTGGTATTTGCCGCAGTATCAAGTCAATTAGAAGCCGCCAAGATGGAAGTAGCCTCCAAACTATTCGATGTTTGTGAGGGATCCAATTGCGATGAGGCAAAGATGTCCACGGTGGATTCTAATATGAATGGCAGGTTACAGCCAATTCATCACGAAGTTGTCGGTGCGCGTGTCAACGCTGGCATCAGAGCGGGTAATATACCACCAAAGAAGGCTGCTAAGATGAAGTCTTTCGGTTAAGGAAATCTAATGCTATTAATCACAGAACATACAGAAGATAACATTCAATGCATTTCAGAAGACGCAGGTGACGGAAAGAAGAACTACTTCATCCGTGGTGTTTTCATGCAAGCAGAAGAAGTTAACAAGAACGGCAGAAAGTACCCCCTTTCAATCATGGAACGCGAGATTGGCAAGTATAACGATAGTTATATTAAGAACAGCCGATCCCTTGGCGAATTGGGTCACCCTGAAGGGCCAGGAATCAATCTTGATCGTGTTTCACATATGATCAAAGAAATGAAGATTGACAAGAATACGGTCTACGGTAAGGCTAAGATTCTTGACACTCCTTTTGGAAAAATCGTAAAAAACTTGATTGACGAGGGCGTTCGCCTTGGGGTTTCATCCCGTGGTATGGGTTCTCTCAAGCAAGTAAACGGGGTAAACGAAGTCCAAGAAGATTTCAGTCTCGCCACCGTGGATATCGTTGCGGATCCGTCAGCCCCAAATGCGTTTGTCAATGGCATTATGGAAGGAAAAGAGTGGATTTGGAATAATGGGCTTCTTTCTGAAAAGCATATAGCCTCATATCAGTCCACGATTAAGAAAGCAAGTTCCCGTCAACTCGACGAAGCCAAGTTGGAAGCCTGGAAAGACTTCCTTTCAAAAATATAAGTTTAATACATAAGATAAGAACTGGAGATTTCAATGCCTCGACCTGAAGAATTCTACGAAGAAGAAGACATCCTCGACACCGAAAACGACCTACAAGAAGGCGAAAGTCCCGACGAGGATGATCTCGAAGACGAGGATGAACTCGAAGACGAAGATGATCTTGAGGATGATCTCGAAGACGAGGATGAACTCGAAGACGAACTCGAAGAGGAGTATGAGGTTGTCGCTACTAGTGACACCAATACTGCTCAGGGTGGCGTAAGAGGCAAGCCTTGGGCCCCTCCGATTGATTTCTCAGCAAAGAATAAGTCAACTATTGCTTCCAAGACAGGTTTTGTCGGAATGGCAAAGATTCCTGACAAGAGCGACTTCACCATGAAGGAGCATATGGTTGCGATGTTTGATGGCGAAGACCTCTCAGAGGACTTCAAGGTCAAGGCTACAGCCGTATTTGAAGCAGCGATCAGCGAGCGTTACGATGTAATGGTTGCCAACCTCGAAGAGGCATACGCACAAACCATCGAAGAGAACACCGCAAAGATCCTCGACGAACTTGCTGTCCGTGTCAACGATTACATCTCTTATATCGCTGAAGAGTGGATGACTGAGAATCGTCTTGTTGCTGAAAGCGGCATCAAGGCTGAAATCGCAGAAAACTTCCTTCAAGGTATGAAGGGTTTGTTTGAAGCAAACTTCATTCAAGTTCCTGAAGAGAAGGTCGATCTCATCGACGAACTCTCAGGAGAGAATGATGGTCTTCGTAACGAAGTCAACACACAAGTTAACGAAAACATCGAACTCCGCAAGGAAATCTTGGCTCTCCGTTGTGATGACATTTTTGAATCACATTGCGATGGTCTTGCAGACACTCAAATCGAAAAACTCCGAACCCTCGCAGGTGGTATTGAGTTTGACAGCGAAGAGTTGTTTGAGAAGAAACTCACAGTCCTCAAGGAAAGTTACTTTAGCGTGAATCGTCGCGCTAAGAAGCCTGTCTCCGCATCAATGGATCTCTCCGAAGAGGTCATATTTGATACGGGAGACGAAGAACAAGATCTCAACGAAGCCGTTGAAACACAAGTCAGTCCAATTATGCAGCACTACACATCTGCATTGTCACGCAAAAGTCTAACAAACAGATAAATTCTGTATAGAAGGAGTAAGGAAATGGGTACATTCTCACTAGTAGAACAACTTGAGCGCAAGTGGCAACCCGTGCTTGAACACGGCAGCCTCGGCAGCATCAAAGATAATTATCGTCGCGCAGTCACCTCGATTCTCTTGGAGAATCAAGAGCAAGCACTTCGTGAAGATTCAGCAGGAGTCAATATCGCAGGTTCAGGTCTCAACAGCACCTCACAACTCGCAGGATACGATCCAATTCTTATCTCGCTCGTTCGTCGTGCAATGCCAAATCTCATGGCATACGATGTTGCTTCGGTTCAACCGATGACCTCGCCAACAGGTCTTGTCTTCGCAATGAAGTCAACCTATAACGGTCGTACAGATGTTGAAGCCCTCTTCAACGAAGCCTTCACGAAGTTCTCGGGAACTACCGCAGTTTCGTCTGTGGGTAACACAAGCGAAGCATCGTTTGTCGGAGATCCTCTCTTCGGCATCGTGTCTGTTAGCGCAGTAGCAGGTATCAGTGGTTGGGAAGCAACAGGCGGCATGAGCCGTGCAACCCTTGAAGGTCTCGGAGAAACTGCCAACGGTGATTTCAACACTATGGCTTTCACCATCGACCGTTCGACCGTAACTGCTAAGAGCCGTGCGCTCAAGGCAGAGTACACAATCGAACTTGCTCAGGATCTCAAGGCTATTCACGGCTTGGATGCTGAGACCGAACTCGCCAACATTCTCAGCACTGAAATTCTTGCTGAAATCAACCGCGAAGTCGTTCGTTCGATTTACACTACGGCTAAGTTGGGAGCGCAACATAGTGATCTCTTCTACAAGACCACAGGTAATACCTACTCGTTCCAAGCGGGTGCATCGAACCCTTCGGCAAGCACAGGTATCGCAGCACCAGGTGGTGTGTACGATCTCATTCGTGACTCCGAGGGTCGTTGGAGCGCGGAAAAGTTCCGTGGTCTTATGTTCCAAATCGAGCGCGAGGCGAACACAATCGCCAAGCAAACTCGTCGTGGTAAGGGTAACTTCATCATCTGCTCCGCAGATGTTGCGTCAGCCCTTTCGATGGGTGGATTCCTCAATGTCAGCCCTGCACTCAATGTCAACCTTGATGTTGACGATACAGGCAACACATTCGTTGGAGTCATGAACGGCAAGATGAAGGTATATGTTGATCCATATTCAGGTGTTGGTACAAACGCAAATGCGCGTGACTTCGTCTGTGTAGGATACAAGGGAACCTCACCGTATGATGCAGGACTTTTCTACTGCCCATACATTCCGCTCCAAATGGTTCGTGCGATCAACGATCAGACCTTCCAACCAAAGATCGGCTTCAAGACCCGATACGGTATGGCAGTCAATCCGTTCGTGAATACAACCGACAGCACAATCTCTTCTAACACACGCGCTAATACCTATTACCGTGTCTTCCGTGTGGACAACCTCCACGGCGTTAATGCAGTCACTGGTGCTTAATAGTTGACTGAATAAAAAGTAACTAAAGATCGGGGGGAGAAATCCCCCCGATTTCTTTTTTGAGAGATAAATATAGTGTCAAAGTTGTGACTTACTTTTATTATGATTGGATACTATGGACATCGAAACTATCAAGAAGATGGTAGAGTCTGATTTCAAGATTGATGATCTCAATCTAGACCTTGAGTCTCTGAGAACTCCCCAACTCCACAACAAGTATTTGAACTTTCTTCACGACGAGGCGTTGGTGTTGCACAAGTACAACCTCGATCTTCGCGAAATGCGTCGAGTCAAATGGGAATATTACTTGGGGAAACTCGATGAGGAAAGCCTCAAGGAGCGAGGGTGGCAACCTTTCGGGTTCAAAATACTGCGTACCGACATTGATGTGTATCTCGATGCAGACAAAGACCTACTGCGCCTAGAGGGTAGAGTGTATTATGGCAAAGAGAAGGTGAGATACCTTGAGGAAACTATCAAGTCAATTAGCCGAAGAGGTTGGGACATTAAGAGTGCGATTGAATGGAAACGCTTCATGAGCGGAAGTTCATGAAAATTGTAACCGATGGAATCCATCGGGTTTACCTTCGCCAAGCCTATATTCACGCTCAGGCTCGTAGTGAAGATACACACACACAAAATGGCGCACTCATCATATTCCCTTCTTCAGGAATAATTGCAGCAGACACAAATCGTTATCCTTCTTTGAAGGAACCTGTTGGTGTTGAGAAATACGAATACATCGAACACGCCGAACGGAGTGTGATCTTTCGTTGTGCGTCCAAAGGGCTATCAACACTCAATACCCATCTCTATGCTCCGTTCATCATTTGCCCTGAGTGTGCAAGGGCGGTTGTGATGGCAGGTATCCGTAGAGTGGTTGGGCATAAAACAATTTGGGATCTAACTCCCGACCGTTGGACTGACAAGTGTCGAACAGGGGTTTCCATTTTGGAAAGAGGTGGAGTAGAAGTCTTCCTCTATGAAGGTAAGGTACTGAACGAGAGTGAGTTCAAGATTAGGTTCAACGGAGAAGACATAGAACCATAAATAACTGTAATGGATACATTAGTTCTTGAGGATGTAGACTCCGTGTTTATTAGAGTGCGATGCGAACGAAGCATTGCCAAGGAGTTGAGCGATTGCTTCTCCTTCAAGGTTCCTAATTTCAAATATGTCAACAGATTCCGCAAAAGCAAGTGGGATGGCGACATCAAACTGTACAACCTTCACAAAGCCACAATATACAAAGGGTTGGAAGATTATGTCACTAAGTTTGCGAGTGACCGTGGTTACGCTCTCGAAAACAATCTGACGAAGAAAAAGCACTTTCCCCTCACACCAAATGAGGTGGATGCCTTATTCGCAGAGTGTGTTGGAGTAGAATCTGGAATAACTTCGATACACGACCACCAACGGGATGCAATTGTACGGGCTACAGAGACCTCTAGGACGCTCCTAGTGTCTCCAACGGGTAGTGGAAAGTCTTTGATCATCTACCTCCTCATGAGGCATCTGCTAGCCTCTGTGGGGGGCAAGATTTTGATCATTGTTCCAACCGTAGGCTTGGTTGCTCAGATGGAAGACGATTTCAAGAATTATGCCAAAGGAACTGATTGGAAAGTTTCAAAAAACTGTCACTCAATCTACGCAGGGCAAGACAAAGAAACAGTCAAGGATTTGGTGCTAACAACATGGCAGTCCATTTTCAAACAACCAAAATCATATTTTGACCAATTTAGTTGTGTATTTGGAGATGAGTGTCATCAACATAAGGCTAAGTCTTTGACAGGAATTTTGGAAAAACTGAGTAGTTGTGAATACAGATTTGGAACTACAGGAACTCTTGATGGGTTGCAATGTCACAAACTGATAATTGAAGGTTTGTTCGGGCCGTCATACCATGTCACCTCTACAAAGAAACTGATTGATAAGAACATTCTGTCTCAGTTGAAGATTACTACTATCCTACTTCAGTATGCTGAGGAGGACAGGAGAAGTGTCAGCAGATATAACTATAGTGACGAGATGTTGTGGTTGATCCACAACGACAAGCGTAATCGGTTTATCACCGACTTGGCAGGAAACTTGAAGGGTAATACCCTTATATTATTTCAGTTTGTTGAGAAGCACGGAAAGTACCTTCACGAACTTGTATCTCAAACGGGAAGACAAACATTCTTTGTTCATGGTGGAGTGGATGTAGAGGATCGAGAGCAAGTCAGAAAATTACTTGAAGAAAATGATAACTGTATTGTGGTAGCGTCATTCGGAACTTTTTCGACAGGAATTTCCATCAAGAGACTACATAACATTATCTTTGCTTCGCCTAGTAAGTCTAGGATTCGAGTGTTGCAGTCAATCGGAAGACAGTTACGAATTTCGGAGTATAAAGAATTTGCAAAACTTTACGATATAGGTGATGATTTATCATGGAAATCAAAAAAGAACCACACTCTTCGTCATTTCGCGGAACGCCTCAAGATTTATCGCTCGGAGAGATTCGAATACCGACCGATTCTACTACAAATGGAGAACCTAAAATGAAAGATTATATCCTCATTAAGTTGAAATCGGGTGAAGAAATACTGGGAGCAGTAATTTCAAAGAACCGACAGGGAATCAAAGTGAATCGCCCAATGCAGATTCGCCAAGTTCCATTTGTGGATCCACTTTCAGGATCAATAAAGTCTGCCACTGTAATGGATAATTGGATCGGGCGGACGAATGAAATCGAAGTCACGATTCCCAATAGTTGGGTAGGCATAAAGATGGTTCCCGCCCAAGATATTGTTGATGCTTATGAAAAGTATAAGGAACGAGAAGACATTGCGGCTGTTCCTGTCGTAGAACTCGCACCAGAACTCCCACCAAAAAATACTGAACAGATGACAGAACTAAGAGAAATGGAAAAGCAAATGAATCAATTGTTTGAGGATATCAATAGTATCACCAAGCAGCCTAATAGTGAAGAGATGCCTATGTTCATCACGAACCTAGAAAGCCCACATATAAAGGATGCATCAAAGGATGCTGTTGTAGTCAATTTTATCATCCCACCAAACATATTCAAGAATCTTGTAGAAGAAGGAATTATTCAAGACCTAATGATGGGTGGAATGGATATGGAAGATAATGATGATGAAGGTTCCGAAGACCCTAAAGATTCTTGGGGAGACTCATCTGATATTGAAGATGATGTATCACCAAAGAAGTCTACTAAGAAGATCGTTAAAAATGATCCTCTTAAAGATTGGGGTAACAGTTTCATTGATTGGAGTCCAGATCCAAATGACTACTTGAAAGGTTTAACATAAGAACTTATTAGAAGAACTTATTAGAAGAACATAAGTAAAACTAACTCTTCGTCACTTTTTGCTCCAAAAGTGAATAAAAATTTGGAAATAAAAAGCCTATATCATTCTTCAATAAAAAAAAGATAGTGCTTTACTTTCTTCAAAACAGATGTTATACTACACATAGGAAAGTAGGTGTACATGAGTAAAGAAGGTCATTATGTCGATAATAAGGTTTTTTGTGTTGAGATGGTGAAGTGGCGTAAGGAGTGTACCAAAGCCAAGAAGGCTGGGGTCAGACCTCCTCCCGTCACCGACTACATTGGAAGATGCTTCTTGGCTATTGCCGAACGACTTTCATATCGCCCAAATTTCATCAATTACCCTTATAGGGACGAGATGGTTGGAGACGGTATTGAAAATTGTTTGATGTATGCAGGAAACTTTGATCCAACCAAATCAAAAAACCCTTTCTCATACTTCACTCAAATCATTTACTATGCTTTTGTTCGTCGAATACAGAAGGAAAAGAAGCAGAACTACATTAAGTTTAAGAGCATAGAAGCAGCCCAACTTAATGGAAAGACCCCCCAATGGCTGAAGAATGCTTGTTACGACAACACAAAGATAGATGATTTCTTCAAATCTCTATCGCTATCTGATTTGGATCTTTCCAACTTTGAGACTCCTGTAAAGAAAGAAGCCAAGAAAGCCGTACCCGAAGTAGTTGCCCCGAAGTCGAAGAAGAAGGTAGTGAAGAAAGTAAAAAAGGCTAAGAAATGAAAATAGCAATTCTTGGTGACTCGCATCTCGGAATTTCCAATGATTCTCCGATCTTCCTCGAAGCGTATCTTACCTACTTTGAGAACCACCTTTTTCCATATCTGCTCGCGAACAACATCAAGACCCTTGTTCACCTCGGCGATGTCCTTGATCGACGAAAGTACATCAACTTCAATACTTTGCAACAAGTTCGCACTAGATTCTCGGGGTGGTTTAAGAAGAATGGTGTCACCGTACATTGCATTATCGGGAATCATGATTGTTACTGGAAGAATACAAATGATGTCAATTCCTGTGTTGAGATATTTGGGGATTTCTTTGAGGTATACGAGAAGCCCAAGGATATCATTCTTGATGGAATGATCTGTGGTTTTGTTCCGTGGATCACCAAAGAGAACAGCGAAGAGATTGGTGAGTACCTCATAAAGAGTAATGCCGATGTTCTCTTCGGTCACTTTGAACTTTCGGGGTACGAGGTAGCCCGTGGGGTGAGACACGAAGGGGGAATGGATCCGTCATACCTTAGTCGCTTCAAGAAGGTCTATTCGGGGCATTTCCATTGTAAACAAGAGAGCGGAAACATCCATTATCTCGGAACACCTTATGATATGTCCTATCCCGATGTGGCAGAATCCAAGGGATTCCATGTCTTAGACACAGAGAACGGTAACCTTGAGTTCATCATAAATCCGATCAAACTGTATCGAAAGATCGTCTATGATAAGGTACTCGATGAGGAAGGTCACGGAAACTTCAATTTTTCAAAATATGCTAAGTGTTTTGTCAAAATAGTTGTTATTTGTAAGCAAAATAAAACAAAGTTTGATCTATTTACGGATAAACTGTTCGATGCGGGGGTTCATGACCTTCAAATATCAGAAACCCTCCCAAATGAGAGCGGAATTGATACTGAGGATAATTGCGCTACTGAACGGGAGTTGTCCAAAAACACTATTGATCTGATCGACGGGTATATTGACGAACTGAAGATAGACGGTGGTGGTGACCTAAAATCCCTGATGAGAGAACTTTATACAGAAAGTTTGTCTCTCTAGTTTCCTAAATATAGGAATGGAGGGCAGATGAAAGAAAAACAAAAAAGTAACTTTGAACTAGATGTCCGCAAGATATCAGTTTCTTCATTTGATTCCTTGTTAGAACAAAACAAGCCATCCAATGATCCCCTTTGGGAAAAGACCGTAAAGGAAGCCTCTACAAAATTCAAGGATATTGGGTCTGACCATGCCACGGGGTGGATATTGGAGTCCTATCGACGACAAGGTGGTAGGTGGGTTGTCTCTGAAGATACCCGCCAATTCAACACTTTTTTCAATAGGGACGAAATACTTAAAACTATTACTCCCGCAGAAGAGAGACTCAGTCGAGCCTCCTATAAAGAGAAGACCTTTATAGTAGAAATTTACAAAGAAGGCAAGTATACCTAATGGCTCTTTTCACTCAAGACTTCTCTATTGACAAAGGTTCTAGTTTCATTCTTCAATTTGATTTGAAGCGGGATGATGACACCGCATTGGATACCTTGGTAGGAGGAACAGGATCTCCCCCAAGTTCATATGCATTGAATACTTACTCATTCCGCATGAAGACAATCATTAGCAAATATGGAACGAAAACTCCTATTCTTGATATTGACAATGTTTCTATTATTCAAGCAACTGAAGATGCCTCCACAGGAAATACGGCTGATGGGTTTTATCTGTATGGCTCTCCTATGGGTAGAGTGAAGTTTGTTATATCTTCCGACACCACATCAACATTGAAGTATGGCACATACCACTACGACATTGAGGTGGTAAACACAAAGACAGGTGGTACGGAGATCACCAAAGCCCTTGCAGGAAAATTTAATATTTTAGCGGAGGTGACAACCTAATGGCTTCATTAAACACAGATCTCGACATAGAACAAGGCTCTACATTTGTCTTGGAGTTTCAGATATTCGATGACCAACTGACGGCGGTAGAACTTCTTGCAGTTTCTTACGACGAAAAAGGAGTGAAAACCTACAGCATTGAGGATTTCTCGGCTCGTATGAAGATCAAGAAAAGTAGATATCGAGATACAATTCTCTATACCTGCGGACTTACGGGAAACTTTGTAACCCAACCCACAAGCACCCAAGGCTTTGTGCAGGATGGAATTTTCTTTATGGGAGGTAATACGGGATTTGCCCGTTTGGTCATAACCGCAGCGACTACTGCAACATTCAAATATGGAAAATACTTTTACGATGTTGAACTTGTTGCGAATCTTGGATCCGATGAAGTTGTTACTAAAATCTTAAAAGGGGTTCTAAACATCAGCGCGGAGTCAACGAAATGAAAATTGAAAATGTTAGAGTCCTCAATAACTACAAGGTGAAACTCACCAATGTGCGTTTGGCGGGAGTGAATAGTATTTCACACACTATATCAGAACAAGGGACTCGTTTTCCTATTATCATTACCCCACCCGTCGAACCTCCGACATTTGCAGAGAGGTATGACCGTGTGTTTAATTATTTGATTGCTCGGTATGAACCAGGTTGGTCAGCAGCAACGGTTGAGTTGGGTAAAGCAGCCACTATGAGCCTTATGGGCGTATCTGATGGGATTAACCCGCTCATACTAGGAAATGCAGTTGAAGATCTGTACAATGTTACTACGGGTAATAGTGATGTTGGATATTTCAACACTCTAACCCACCCTAAACTTTTTGCTGCGGCTGTTCAAAGCGCATATGGAAAGTTTGATAGAGCAAGAGTTTCGGAAAAAGCAAACCACAGATTTATTGATTATAATCAAAATAGCATATATTGCCAAAACAATTTGATCAACGGCGGTAATGCATTCTTTGGTCTACACCCAGACTTCAAATGGTTTCCTGATACTGATAGAAGTGTCTCCAACTTGAGTATGGGGCTTTCAGCAAACTATGATAATAAGATTCATCGGATTTGGATGATTGCCCCCTATGGTCATATGTCTTCACAAATGCATCCGTGGCTTAATGGATCGTGGAGAAGATTGCCGTGGATTAATGATCATTATATAGGAGAAAATTGGAGATTCGATGGATATCTGATCATGCGCGAATCCACGACTATTCGTGATCTCCTTAACGATGTCACAACCATTCGTTCTCTTACGGGAGGAATCATACAAGGTGGAACCACGGATACCTATCTCAATACAAGTTATCGTGGACTTTCCTATCCTGCTGGTTATATATCGAAGGTATTTTCGGACGATAATAGAGTTTTTGGTGGGTTTGGTGGTACTGCTGTTGCTATAGGATCCCCTTGGATTCCGTTCCCAAATGGATTTAGTCTTCCTAAT